CATTACTTGTTTAATGAAAAAACCAGTTTCTTGGACTTTTCTTAATCATTATAGTCCAGTCGTTTCATTTACAAGAAACGAAATGATAAGGTTTAATTTTAAATCTAAAGAAAGAGATTTTACAAACTTTGAACCATTTGAAAATAAGATAGAAGCAAAAAAAATAATTTTTATAGATGATGACATGGTCTGGAGTTATGAAGATTTAGAAAAAATATTAAAATCTAAAAAAGATATAGTTTCTGGATTTTATAAAAAAGATGATCTTAACTCATATAATGGACATGAACTTTGTGCACAAGTAAAAAATAAATGGCTTACAGAGACCGATATTAAAGATAAAAAAGAATTAATTGAATTGGACGGAGTTGGTTTTGGGTTTATTGCAATTAATTTTGAAATTTTTAAAAAATTACCCTTTCCATGGTTTGAAAGTCTTTCTATATTTAATCAAGAAAATAAAGAAATGTATGGGATTGGAGAAGATGTATATTTTTGCGAAAACGCAAAGTTGCACGGATATAAAATTTATGGAGATCCAACAATAAAACTTGGTCATGAAAAAACAAAAATTTTAGGATTTTAAAATGTCTAACTGGACTGAAGAACTTAACGACAAACAAAAAGAAGATGTTTGGAACTTTGTTGTTTTTACTGTTAAAGAAATAAGAGAACAAATAGCCAAAGATATTGAAGCAACTATTCCTCTTTGGAAGTCAAGGGGCTTTTTAAAGTCTCGTAGAACACAAAAAGCCTTTGAAGCGTCTGCTGCAATTGCTAGAGGACAGAATGAACAAATAGATGGCTAACATAGTCTTTCTTGGTAACTTTGAGGTATCTTATAGTAGTGAGAATCATCACGCTAAGTCTTTAGAGTACCTTGGCCATACCGTGCAAAAATTGCAGGAAAAGAAAGCAACAAGCGAAGAAATATTAAACGCATCATCAAACTCTGATCTATTCATCTGGGTACATACACACAGATGGCAAACCCCAGGATCTAAAACAATGACAGATGTATTAAAAGAATTAAAGGCTGCTGGCATACCGACCATGACTTACCATTTAGATTTGTGGTTTGGAATTGAACGTGAAAAAGATTTAAAGAATGATGACTTTTATACAAACATCGGTCACTTTTTTGCTACAGATAAGTTAATGTGTGATTGGTTTAATGAAAACACAAAGGTTAAAGGACACTTCCTACCTGCTGGAGTGTATGACAAAGAATGTTATATCCATGAAAATTACGATCCATATAACTTTGAAAATGATATTATCTTTGTTGGTAGTAAGGGTTATCATCATGAACATAAATACCGTCCAGAATTAATAGACTTTTTAAGAAAGACCTACGGTAAGAGATTCTTACACGTTGGTGGAGATGGGGATACTGGAACTGTACGTGGTCATGAATTAAACCGTATCTATGCTAAAAGCAAGGTAGCGATAGGTGATAGTTTAAACATTAACTTTAACTATCCTTACTACACTAGCGATAGGTTGTTTGAGAGTACTGGTCGTGGTGGGTTTACTATTTACCCTCGCATTAAGGGTCTTGAAGAATACTTTAAAGATGAAGATGAAATTGTATTTTATGAACACGGTAACCTTGAAGATCTAAAAAATAAGATAGATAAGTATTTATTAGACGGGGTATCAAGAGAAGCAATTAGACTTAAAGGACACGAAAGAACAAAAAAAGAGCACACCTACGTTCACAGATGGGGTACAATTATAAGTGAATTGGGGATAAAATGAAAAATATAGCAATAACTGGTGCCACAGGGCTGCTTGGATCTCACCTATCAAACCACTATTTATCATTAGGTTATAACGTATTTGTACTGCTAAAAGATGAGCATAGTCGCACAGAACTTTCTAAAGATGTAAATAGGGTGTATGGAAGTATTAATAATAAAGTAGATGTTGATTTCTTTATAGAAAAATCAAGACCAGATTATTTCATTCATCTTGCAGCACAGACACAGGCTTATGATTCAATTAAGTATCCATACAATACATTTTATACAAACGCTGTTGGCACTTTAAATGTTCTTGAGTCATTAAGAGAATACAAAGAGTGCAAATCAATTATTGTTGCCTCTAGCGATAAAGCCTACGGTGAACTAACTAATGATGAATACTTTGAAGATCACATTCTAAATGGAATATATCCTTACGATGCATCTAAGTCTATTACAGACATTATGTGTAACTCATATAGGAATACTTATAGTATGCCTATTGTTACTACCCGCGCCTGCAACATTTATGGAACTGGTGATAACAATACACAAAGATTAATTCCTGGAATTGTAAAAGCATACAAAGAAAATACATTATTCACAATAAGAAATGATGGAAGAGATATTAGAGAATATATTAACGTTAAAGATGTTGTTTCAGCATACGCTAGCATTCTTGCATACGGAGAAGAAACAAACAATATTCCATCTTTTAACATATCATCTGGAGAAAGATATTCCACCCTTGAAGTATTTAACATTGTTAAAGGTGTCATTGGTAAAGAAATCAAACATGAGATAATTAAGAGTGATGGATTTGAGATTAAAAAACAGTTTATGAATTCTTCCTTGCTGCAAGAAAAAACTAACTGGAAGCCAGATCATAATATGAAAGATAGCATGAGAGAAATTGTTGATTTCTATATGGATAGTAAGTGAATATAAACTTTGGGTGTGGAAGCATTCAGCCTTCTGATTGGACAAACATAGATCTTGATCCAGAGTTTAAAACTGAATATAAAGATTTAAGTTTAATCCCTGACAACTCTTGCGATACTCTTGTTTGTCATGCAATAATTTGTTGTGTTAAGTATCATGATATTGAAAAGGTGTTGTCAGAATTTTATAGAGTCTTAAAGCCAACTGGAGTTGTAAGAATTAGTCTTCCAGATATCGTGTCTGGGTTTGATGCATATAAAAATAACAACATCAACTTTTTCCCTAATTCAGAAGATGACTTAGATAAAAGATTTTCTGCATGGCTAACTTGGTATTCACAGTCGTCATCATTGCTAACAAGTAAAGCATTGCAGTATAAACTGGAGGCTGTTGGTTTTAATAATCTTGCTGAAACACAATTTAAACAAACAAATTATTCAAATGAAAAAATATATGAACTTGACACAAGAGAGCATGAATTTTATTTTGTGGAGGCAATGAAGTGATAGAGATGATTAAAACAATTTTAAATGGAGAGTTTGAAATTGTGCTTCCAAAACACCGTGCAGATAGACCAGAATGGCATAGTGAAGCAGGTTGGGAAAAGTTAAGGCTTAAATCAATGCACAATAACATTGGTAAGGGCGATGTTGTTTATTATGTTGGTGCAGAAGAAGGTGAGTTTCCAGCGCTTTGTCAAATGTGGGGAGCAGAAGTTGTATTGTTTGAGCCTAATCCTAAAGTATGGTCCCATCTTCCACTAACTTGGTCTGCTAATAATCTAAAACTTCCAATGGTCTGTATCCCTGGATTTGCTTCTGACAAGATAAACAATCTTTCACGAATATATTACAACGCATTCCCTCCAGAAGCAGAAGAACCATATCTTGATATTGCCCATGGCTTTAAAGAATTATACCTTGAAGGTGATTCTTATGGTCAGATAACTATAGATTCTTGTGTTTATGATCACGGTATTAAGCCACCTACCGCCATTTCCTTGGACGTAGAGGGCAGTGAATGGAGGGTCCTAGGAGGGGCTGAGAAGGTGCTTAAGCAGCATAAGCCTAAGATTTGGTTATCTGGACACCCTGAATTCATGTTACAGCAATGGGGTGAATCTTTATATAATCTTAGACAATGGATAAAAGGGTTTGGGTATAAAGAAACTCTTTTAGATTATCAACATGAGGTACATTTATTTTATGAATAATCTAATCTTTTGTGCACACACAGATGATGCAATCTTTTCATTAGGTGATTATATTATTGATAATGATAATATTTTCACAATTGCTGCTGCATTCGCTGGCATACCAACAGATGATGCTGGATATAAAAAACACACTATATTAAGACAAGAACATGAAGAAGCCTGTTCTATGATAAATGCTAAAGTTATTAATGGAGATTTATTAGATGATGTTTATGGTAAACAAAATGAAGATGATTTAATAAATTGGATAAAAAGTATAATTGTAGATTTTGATAATATATATATTCCACTAGGAATTCATCATCCAGACCACGTATTTTTATCAGATACCTTGTTTAATTTAATGAAGCATTTTGATAAAAAATATTTTGTATATGCTGAGTTGCCATACAAATTGTCATATCAAGATTTGTATGAAACAAGATTAAAAATCTTTACATCACTTTGTGGTTTAAAAAAAATCAACACTAACTTTACAAAAAATAAAACTAATGCAATAAAAAAATATGATTCACAAATAAAATACGCAAACAATCCATATATTGTAGATGAAGAATTATTTGCACAACTTATTGTAAAAGAAGAACTATGGGAAGTTTTAATATCAGATCATGCTAAAGTTTTTTGGGACAATGCTGCAAAAGATTTAGATGTAAGATATAAATATATTGCAGATGAGTGGGCACCTACTGAAACATTTTTAAATCTTATAGAAAATAATAATGACTCTTGGAATAATGTTTTAGAGATTGGATGTGGAATAGGAAGGCTGCTCGTTCCTCTTGCAGAGAAATATAATGAATGCAACTTTTACGGAATAGACATATCTGATGAAATGATTAAACTTGCACCTAAGAAAGATAATATAAAGTATCAAGAACTTGCAGACAACCTTGATCTTGTGTACTCAATGCTAGTCTTTCAACATATTGATCACCAAGAAAAAATTAAATATATAAAACTTGCTTATGAAAAATTAAAAGTTGGTGGTATTTTATTCTTTCAATTTGTTGTTGGGGAAGAAAATTCTGCATACTCTTATCAAACATCAAGGTTTGAAATTGACAGAATATTAAACGATGTAGGATTTAAAAACTTAATTTTTACAGATCATATGCATCCTGAATGGATGTTTGTTAAGGCTACAAAATGATTAGCGCATACCTTTATTCAGTTAAAGAAGAAGACTGTGCTGCTGATAAGTGGGACTACGGCTTACTAAAAGAATTTTTTGATAAAAATAAAATTGTTCCAGAAAGAGTGACAAACTTAGTTAATAAAGACAGGGCTTTTGTTGTTGTTCCTGGACCACAAAACATAGGTTATGAAGAATTAATATCTGATGAGTTAAATAAAATAAATAGAGTGGTTTTATTTATTACTGGTGACGAAAGTGGATCTTTTGATGTAGATAAAATTAAACACAACAACATTGAGATATGGATTGCATGTCCTCATGATAAACATAAAAAATATAATAGATTAGCACTTGGTGTTCCACAACACTTGAGTAAAAACTTACCAGAGTATCAAGATAAATCCTATGATGTATCTTTTGCGGGACAAATAACTCATGTAAGAAGAAAAGAATTAGCAGAAGTAATGCCATTAATACCAAACTCTTTTTATGAACCAACAACTGGTTTTGCACAGGGTTTAGTTCCTAAAGTATATTATGACAAGATGTTTATTAGTAAAATTATTCCGTGTCCAAGTGGTGCTGAGGTTATAGATTCTTTTAGATTTTATGAGGCTATAGAAATGTTATGTTTGCCAGTAGGAGATAGATTAAACTCAAAAATGCAAGAGACAAACTTTTTTACTCTTGTTTTTGGTACAGACTTTCCAATACAGGTTACAGATAATTGGCATAATCTAACAAAAATAATGCCTGGCTTACTTGAAAACTATCCACAAAATATGCACCAAGTAGTTTGCTGGTGGATAAAATATAAAAGAGATCTTAGTATTAAGTTAATGAGGCAAGTAAATGCATAAGAGAGACATAACCGTAATTCTTGCAACATCTATAATTCCAGATCATCCTAATACTACAATGATAGAACAAACTATTAATGATATACGAGTTCACCTTCCAGACAATGAAATAATTATGCAAATAGATGGACTAAGGGATGAGCAACTTGGTCGTAAAAAAGATTACGATGAATATAAAAACCGCATATTGTGGAAATGCTTACACAAATACAAAAATATATTACCAATAATTTTTGATTATCATAGTCATCAAACCACGATGATGAAAAAAACCATTAAACTTATAGATACTTCTGTAATGCTTTATGTTGAAGGAGACGCTCCTTTAACTTCAGACGTAGAAATTGACTGGCAAAAATGTTTAAATATGATAGAACTTGGTAATGCCAACACCATTCGTTTTCATTATGAATCAGAAATTCCAGAGCCACACAGACATCTTATGATGGGGTTAGAAAATGGTTTTATGAAGACAGCGCAGTGGAGTCAGAGGCCACATTTAAGTACTGTAAAATACTATAAAAATGTAGTCCTACCATTTTCTGATGAAAAAACTTTTATTGAAGATAATTTTCATGGCAAGGTTCAGGATGATATCTTTCCTTATAATACCTTTAGTCAAGAAGGGTGGGACATGCATAAACTTTGGATCTATCATCCAGAAGGAAATATTAAACGTTCTTACCACTTAGATGGTCGTCAGGGTACAAGAAAATATACTAAGGATGATGATGCTTGGGGGTATAAAGAATGAGACTAGGAATCATAGCAAGATCAGATAACACTGGCCTTGGTAATCAGACTAAAGAGTTAGTTAATATGCTTAGTCCTGATAAGATTTTTTTAATTGATTCTACCCCGTTTAATAACAACAAGCAGCACCCAGAGTGGTATGACCAATACAGTTGTATTAAGACACAAGGTTTTCCGTCTGTTCAGCAAATTAAAATGTTTTTAGGAGATGTAGACGTTGTATTAAGTTGCGAAACTTTTTATGATCAAAATTTTGTAAGGTTTGCAAACAGACGGGGAGTAAAAACCATTCTTCAGTATAACTATGAATTGTTTGGTCACTTGGCAAACCCAGAACTGCCCTTGCCAAACGTCTTATTATCTCCCAGTTTATGGCAAATTGAAACAATTCAAAGTATGTTTGGAGATAGAACAAAGGTAATTCATCTTCCACCTCCAACTACTCCTGAGTTATTTGAAACTGCAAAAAATAATAACATCTCTAAATCACACAATAGACTATTACACATTGCTGGAAAGAAGGCAGCCAAAGATAGAAACGGTACTGAAACTGTAATCAATATGCTAAAGCACTCTAAAGCAGATTATGAATTAGTTATTAGAAGTCAAAGTGAAATAGTAACTAATGTAACAGACTCAAGACTAAAGATTGAAATTGGTAACCCAGAAAACAGGGAAGACTTATATAATGGCTTTGATGCTATGGTATTACCAAGACGATATGCAGGACTATGTTTGCCAATGAATGAGGCTTTGCTTTCTGGTCTCCCAGTTTTTATGACAAATGTTTCACCTAATAATCAGATCTTGCCACAAGATTGGTTAGTTGAGTCAGACTCCATAGGAACGATTAGAACAAAAGTTAGAATTAACTTATTTGAAGCAAACAATGTCTTCTTAGCGCAGACAATTGACAAGTATATGTCTATCAATGATAAAACTAACTATAAACAACAGGCTTATGATTTAGGATTTAATAACTTTGCACCAACAATATTGAAAGATAAATACGTAGAACTTATTGCTCAAATTTAGTTTTTTTATTAAACTTAGCCTTAAGTATTTTATTAAATATATTATTAAATGAACTATCTGCACTAGATAAATAGGTATGATCATCTATGTTTAAATTATAAGATTTAAGAACTAATGGTCCAGAGTTATAAACCTTGACGTCTTCCATTTGTGTGCCACCGACATTAAACTTGTTTCCATATATAGATCTCCATAAAAATTGATCCAAAAGTTCTAAGACTATTTTTAATTTTTCTTTTTCCATAATCATTGGGACGTGAAGTTCATAATCTAGTGGATTTTCAAATCCCAAGGCTTTAAGTTTTTTATATGTGCCTGAAAGTTTTCTGGTGTATTGAGAATTGCCATTTAATTTTTGATATAGGTTTATCTTATCTAATAAAAAGCCACTATGAAAGTTTTCTATTTTATCTATTTTTTTAATAATATAAAAGTCATCATTCATTAAAATAAACGATTCTGATATTTCTTGTGAAAAACAAATTGCTTCTAAATTTTTTACAGCATTCTTATACTTGGATTCTTTTTGTTCTACTTTTATATAGTTTCCTGTATACCAGTCAGGCTTACCACCGACAAGCCATATGTTTGCTTCTGGAAAACTTTCAACAACAGATCTAATAGAATATTTTAGTTCTTCGTTTACTCCGTCTTTACATATGTAAACGAAATGCATAAAAATCATTCACCCATTCAATTAAATCAACTTCTGGACCCCATCCAAGAATGTCTTTTGCTTTTTTATTATTAGCCAATGTTTCTCTTGCTTCCCCAACTCTTTCTGGAATATTTACTGTGTTATTAGAAAAAAGATTTGCAATTTGATTTACTGAATAGTTTATCCCACTTCCAATATTAAAAATTTCTCCAAAATATTTATTATCTATATCTTTGGTTGCTGCTAAAATGTTTGCATTTACTACATCGGATACGTGAGTAAAATCTCTTCTTTGTTTACCATTACCAACAATAGTTAATGGCTCTTTGTTTTCTTTTTGTTTATTAAAAAGACCAATCAGTGTTGAATATTGCCCTTTGGTTGGCTGTCTATCTCCATACACATTAAAATATCTAAGAGATATAGTTTTTAAATTAAATATTTTATTGTAGTTATTACAAAGTTTTTCACCATTTGTTTTAGATATAGAATAAAAATTTAAACAATCTTCTGGCTGAGTCTCTACATTTGGAATTGGATTAAGTCCATAAGCAGAAGATGTTGAAGAATACACAACTCTTTTAACATTAGACTCTTTTGAACATTGTAAGACAGTCGCAGTGCCAAGACTATTGGTTTTAATTGTTTCAATTGGATCTAAAATTGTTGCTTGAATTCTTGCTTTTGCTGCAACATGAAAAACATAATCAACGCCATCATAAAGCGATCTAGTGTTTTTATAATCACAAATATCATATTTATAATTTTTTGCCTTTGCGTTCCAATAAAAATTACTATTTGAATTAGAAGATTCATTGTCAATTACTACAACTTCGTAATTTAATTCTATTAATTTGTCAACAATGTGAGAACCAATAAAACCAGCACCGCCAGTTACAAGGGCTTTCATTTTATTGCCTCATCAATAGAAAAAAATGGTTTATAAAAGTCTTGATCATTTTTCATTTGATTAATTTTTTTTGCATAATTATTAAAGTGTGGCTGTCTAATGTCCATTCCCATCCTTACTGTCATATTTTTTTCTGTTATTTGAGAATAATACAACAACTCTTCTATAGTTTTAATTTTGTATTTTTTATTCATTTTAGTATATCTTAAAATTCTGTGCCAAAGTTCTGTATCAGAACTACACATATAATTATCATAATATCCAAATATTTCAAATGATTTTTTAGAAAAAAAAGCATGAGCGTGATTTGGTATTAATTGTCCAACTTTTGAAAGCCATTCTGGAGGTGTATTACCAATTTTTAAATCATAATCTTGAACTGCAAGAACATCATCGTTTTCAAAAATTTTCATTATTTTTTCAAATCTTGTTGAATCTGAAAAATCGTCTGCATCGTGTGTTGTATAAACATCAAAATTTTCTTTTTCTAATAGGCTTATTCCGACATTTTTGCTATAAAAGCAGCCACCATTTTTAATATTATTTATTAATTCAATATTGTTGTTTTTTAAATATGGAGTTATTTTTTGTAAAGAGCCATCAGTAGAGCAGTCATTTACAATGCACAATTTAAAATTTTTAAATGTTTGATTGATAACACTATTTATTGCTCTTTCAATGTATGGTTCGTCATTATATGTTGGCATAACAACTAATAAATTTTTCATTTTACTCCTTTTAATTAGAAAATGGGCCTAATATAATTTTAGACCCATCTTCTATAATTAAACTACTTTTTCTTAGCAGCCTTTTTCTTTGGTGCACTCTTAACAGGTACAATCTTGCTAAGTGCATCTGAAACAGCACCAGTATTTGGCAATACGCCAAACGCTTTATCATTAGGATTAAGCGCTCTCAATGCAACGGGCGCTAAAGCAGCAACTAGTGCAGCCCATAGATCCTTTGGATCTGTTACGCCAGCCATGTAAAGTGCAATTACTGAACCAAGAACAGATCGTCCATATGATGCTAGCATTGCCTTTGTTTTATCATTTAATAGGTTATTCATTATTCCTCCTAGGATATAATTTGTGTTATTGTTGTAAACCCAATCCATAGACCAATAATTCCTGCGACTCCCGCAAAAACTGGTGGTGCTGGGACTGGTAATTTGAACGCAGCAAATATTACACCACATCCAAAACCTGTTAATACTGATAATAAGATTTCTTTCATCAGTTATACTCTTTCTTTGACCAAAACTGTTTTTTATATCCATCAGTAAGGAGCCTGCGTACAGAATAATTTGTACTTTTTGCATATTTTTCATCGTACTCTGATGCATCTGAATTCCAAATTTCTCTTTTAATAAAAATCATTTGATACATTGGAGTTCCAGCAGGAATTACTCCAGAAAAACCCTTTTTTAAAACAAACGGAACAGGTCCAGTAATTGACCACTTATCTGTATCAATGATGGCATTATGCGTCATAAATGGTAAATCAAATCTATTCGCTGGATGAAAGTATAAAGTACTATATCCAGTTGGAGTTTTTGGTTCCCAGAAAGTGTTCCAATGAAATTCTGTCTTGTAGTAATTAGGAAAATGTGGCATAGAGTTTGATGATCTGGTGTTTTCTCTTCTAGTTGAGATTGGTCTAAATCCACCATTCCATTTGTAAATAATTTCTGGGTCATCTTCTTCTGTATTACAATCAAACCATACATCGCATGGAAGTTCTTGCGTATAGCCAGAAGTTAATGAATCTAAAAACGGTATGCATTTTTTAGCAGTAAAGTCTGCTCCCAATCCATCTATAGTTGGAACGTCTATTGGCATATCCTTAAACCATTGCGGAATATATTTTTTGCTTGATTGTGGTCTTGGAATACAGATTTCTGTATCTTTATCTTTTGGTATAAAGAGTACCTTGTTGTTTTTTAATTTCATTTAGTATTGTTTTCTGGTAAAAGCGCTAAAAGTCTATCAGAATAGTTGTCCAAACCTTTTATCCTTAATTCATCTGAAACCTCTTTAATGGTTTGCTGTGACTTTTCAATGTACTCAAAAGCCCAATCTCTTGAGTCAGAAAGAAACTTTATAAAGTTTTCTTTATGTATTGTGTCGTCAGACATACTAATGCCGTTGTTTACTTGAGAGTTTAATTCTTCAAGTGCCCTGGTTTTTATAAAAAGTTCAGCCAATAGTAGATTAGATTTTTTTAATTTATCAAAGGTAGCCCAATAGGATAGTCCAAAGGAAAAAGACAGGGTAGCAAAAAATATCAAAAGGATCATTTCCATACTATCTATTGTACCCCATTCTGGCTAACATTAAAAGTCATCTTCCTCAATGTCAAATAAATCTAAGTCTGATAACTTACTAAGCCTTGAGGCAAAAAATAAATTCATTGCAATAGAAACAGATATTGCTGATAATATTAATATAATTATTTTCTTTTTCATTTTGTTATTGTTGCTCCACATCTTAGACACGCTGCATAATTCTTACCAGTAAACGGACAAGAGCCAGCGTCAACAAGACTATGTGATTTAATCTTACAAATAAAAAACAGGCCAATCTGCTTTATCATTTTACTGCCTCCCTAGTTACTAAAACGATAGCACCGTTTATTTCTAGTGCATTCTTTAGTTGTACTACATACTGAAGTGCTGCTATTTTTTCATCATGTAACATTTTTAAAAATTTATATTCATCTAATTTTATAGTAAGAAAGTGTTCGTTGTCAATAATCTCTACGCCAAATCCTTTAGGAGGTGTAATTGAATGCACAGCCCTACGCATTTCGTTCGTATACATTACT